ATGCTTGAGAGAAGCGAATGGATAAAAGGGTGCGAAAAGAATTTGCGCGGCGGCACGGTGTATCTGAAAAACTTTCGGTGCGCCGCCAAAGCGGAAAAAGCAATATTGAAAATAACTGCGCTCGGCGTATATGAGGCAAAATTAAACGGCGAGCGGGTAGGCGACTTTATCCTCGCTCCGGGCTGGACTTCTTATTTAAACAGGCTTCAGGTGCAGAGCTACGATGTGACAAATCTGCTGAAGACCGAGAATTCGCTCGAGGTGACGGTCGGTCAGGGCTGGCGCGCCATCGCAAGCAAACGCGACGGCAGCGACTTTTTGGGCTACCGCGACACTGCGCTCATCGCCGAGCTGACTATTGTCTATGCCGACGGCACGGCGGAGAGCATCGTCACCGACAGCTCGTGGACTGCGCGCGAGAGCAAGCTGAGATATACAAATATATATGACGGCGATATCTATGACGCGACTTTCAAAGCGGGGAGCGCGAGGCACTGCATCTGCGTCGATCTCGAAAAAGATATGCTTATCCCGCAGGAGGGCGAAAAAATAGTCGAGCATGAGCGGATGCCTGCCTTGCAGATAATAAAAACCCCGGCGGGCGAGACGGTCATTGACTTCGGGCAGAATATGACGGGCTATGTCGAGTTCAGGATAAAAGGCACTCCCGGTGCGCAGGCGACAATCTCCCACGGCGAGACGCTTGACCGCGACGGCAACTTCTATAACGCCAACTACCGCTCCGCCCGCGCACAGATAAAATTCACCTGCGACGGCGAGGAGCACACATATAAAAGCGCACTCACCTTTTTCGGCTTTAGATATATCCGCCTTGAAAACTGGCCGGATGAGATAAAAAAAGAGAACTTCACGGCGATCGTCGTCCATTCGGATATCCGCAGGACGGGTTATTTCGAGTGCTCGGACGAGACGGTGAACAAGCTTTTCAAAAATATAATCTGGGGTCAGAAGAGCAACTTCCTCGATGTCCCGACCGACTGCCCGCAGAGAGACGAACGCCTCGGTTGGACGGGCGACGCGCAGGTGTTTGTCCGCACGGCGAGCCTCAATTTCGATGCTGAGCGTTTTTTTAAGAAGTGGCTTCACGACCTCGCCGCCGACCAGGGGCGCGACGGCTGCGTGCCGCATGTCATACCGAATATATTCGACGATATGGGCGGCTCGAGCGCGTGGAGCGACGCGGCGGTCATCTGCCCGTGGGAGATATACAGAACCTACGGCGACAAAAAAATACTCGAAGACCAGTTCGATTCGATGAAAGCGTGGATAGACTGGATGCGCGAGCGCAGCGAAAACGGAAAACGCTCCGGCGGATTTCACTTCGGCGACTGGCTCGGACTCGACTCCACGGAGGGCAGCTACAAAGGCTCAACGCCCGAGGAACTCATCGCCACGGCATATTACAAATATTCGACCGAGTTATTTATAAAGGCGGCACACGCGCTCGGCAGAGATGTTTCGGAATATGAGAATATTCCCGCAGAGGCGGCGGCAGCGTTCAGGCGCGAATATATGGAAAACGGCAGAGTGAAAAACGCCACGCAGACCGGCTGTGTGCTCGCGCTCTGTTTTGATATCACAGACGACAGGGCGGCGACCGTCGCTCAATTAAACGAGCTTGTGAAGCGCGTCGGGCATCTTGAAACCGGCTTCGTCGGCACGCCGTATCTTCTCCATGCACTCAGCGACAACGGTTACGTCGAGACGGCATATGACCTTCTGCTTCGTCGCGAATATCCCTCGTGGCTTTATCCTATATCAAAGGGCGCGACGACCGTCTGGGAGCACTGGGACGGTATAAAGCCCGACGGCACGATGTGGAGCACCGACATGAACTCGTTCAATCACTATGCCTACGGTGCGGTCGCAGACTGGATGTACGGCGCGGCGGCGGGAATAAACTCCGACCCCGATCGCCCGGGCTTCGAGCATATTATCTTCCGCCCCGTGACAGACAGGCGGCTCGACTTCGTCAAGGCTTCGATTGACACGCGCCGCGGCACCGTTGCGAGCGAGTGGAGACGCGAGAACGGCAGGATAAAATATATTTTCACCGTCCCCGAGGGCTGCGGCGCTTCGGTCATTATCGGCGGAGAAAAGCACGAAGTCGGAGTGGGCACACACGAGTTTTTTGAATGATAAATTCCCGGCTTGCCGCTATTTTCGGTGAGCCGGGAAATAAATTTCAAGAAAAATTTGAAAATCTTGTCCTACTTTGCAAAAAATATATTGACAAATCGCTTTCGATATAATATAATAATCAAGCCTTGTCGGATGACGAGGCTCACATATGGCGGCATAGCTCAGTTGGCTAGAGCATTCGGTTCATACCCGGAGTGTCGTTGGTTCGAATCCAACTGCCGCTACCAATTTTGGCCCGGTGGTCAAGAGGTTAAGACACCGCCCTTTCACGGCGGTAACACGAGTTCGATTCTCGTCCGGGTCACCAGAGCCACCAAACAGATGTCGCAATCGGCAGATCAGAAATTCGTTCGGTCTGGATTCTGACATCTTTATTTTTTAGGACGCGTAGCTCAGCTGGTTAGAGCGCTTGCTTCACACGCAAGAGGTCCACGGTTCGAGTCCGTGCGTGTCCACCAGAAGCAAAAGCCCCGAAAGCGTTGATATACAACGGCTTCGGGGCTTTTTTGTTTTGCAAATCGGCGCGTTTCTATATTTCTCGTACAACCTCAAAAGACCTGATTTTCTGGCGGTTGCTAACAAAAATCTAACAAATTTTTTAGGTCAAATCGAGTTGACGGCGTCCTTGAGCTGTGCCATCTCGATGTGGGTGTAGCGCTTGGTCGCCGCGTCAGAGACCTGACCCATGAGCTTTTGGATTCCCCATTTGTCGATGCCGTTGCGATAGAGCATCGACGCGAAGGTGTGCCGCGTGGCGTGCGGAGTCAGGCGCGGCAATCCGAGTGCTTCGAGCGTCGGATAATACCATTGGTTGCGGAAATACTTGTCGGTCACGCGGACGAGCTTACCGCGATATTCTTTGCAGACGATTGTCGGACCGTTCTTGTCGAGCCACTTTTGCAGATACGGTAAGACTTTATCAGACACCGGCACGATTCTGTTCTTTCCGGCCTCGGTCTTTTCGCCGCCGGTCAGAGTGTGGTTTTCCGGATCCCAGCTAAAGCGCGTGAGCGACAAAAATTCATTTATTCGCCATCCGGTATAACACATAATCACTATCAGGTCGGCGTACATAAAGCCCTTTTCGGCTGCCTCTTCGAGCTTGTGCAGCTCAAGATCGGAAAATGGCGTCTTTTCCTTTTCTTCCATTTTTGGCAACGTGGTAAAAGACGCATAGTTTTTTGATATGACATCCGTCTGCACGGCGTAGTCGCAGAGCATTCCGGCAAAAACTTTTGTTTTTTGCACCGAGGACACGGAAAGCCCGTCCTCGTATGCCTTGGTTATCACAGCCTGATAATGCGCTGTCCGCAGGTCTTTTACTTTGTAGTCGCCTAAAACGGAAAGGCGGTTTTTCCACGCGCCGAGATAGGTGTCTTTGGCTTGCTTGGATAAATTCTGGAAACGCTGAAGCTTGATAAACTCTTCGTATAGCTGCCGGAATGTCATTTCTTCGGCAGGAGCCGGAACAAGAGCCGTCGGCGATTCGTTCCACGCCCCGAGGGCGGTCATTGCCTCGGCGCGCGTGGCGTAGTAGCCTATGACCGTTCTTCTTTTTGATATGCTGTCGGCGACGAAGTGCGCCGGGGTCAACGCGATCCACGGTTTGCGCCGTTTGCCGCCGAGTTTGTATACTGACCCGTATCCGTTCGGATTTTTCATAAAAATACCGCTCCTTTGCTTGTACTTTTTTGGAGCGGGTGATATAATAAATATATCAACTCACTCTGTCGTAGGTGTGGTTTGATGCACTGCCCGTTCCTGTTCCCGCAGGAGCGGGTCTTTTTTTATTTTATAGGATAAATAGTCACATAGATTTCGGGCTTTCCGTTATCGTCAAAATCGCACTCTTCAACCTTGCCGACGATTCTGCTCGCACCTTCGGCGTATTCGATAGCAGCCTTTGGCAGCTCTCCAAAGTCTAAAGGGCCGTCGGTTACGATGTATTTATCATCATCAACAAAGACCCACACGCTATCGCCGGGGCTTAATACTTCGGCATTTCTTGCACGCGAGATTCCTTCGCCGTCTTTTTTGGTAACTCCGATAAGCTTAAATGTCCGACCTTTGAAATAATCCAAGTCCTTATAAAAGCCTATGAGAAAGTATGCATCTTCTGCCGTCAATCGTTTAAGGCAGCAGAGCATTTCATCGCCACGCTCAAGCCAATCGTGGATCATATCCTGCAAGCGTCCTTTGTGCACATACCCTATCTTCTTTCCCTCGAGGTACAGAGCAACGGCACGGGAATCATATTCGTTTTCCGGCTCAAGGACTATATCCAAACTTTTTCCGGTTTTCCCGATTAGGTCGGCAACACCACAAACATCAGGGAGCATAACGAGGTGTGCTTCGTAGCTATATTTAAGTGCTTTACCGTCAATAACATTCGGAAGAAAATGAAAGTTCTGTTTGTCTTTCTCGGGTATAAAAAGCGGACCGGAGCCGGTTTCTGCCGGCTTGACCGGCTCGGAGTCCGGCACAGCTCGGTCGGGGATGTCGATGGAATCAACCGCGGCGTCCTTTTTCTTTTTTGCGTGTCGCAGAATCAGGAACACGCAGACGGCAACAGCCACGAGGCCGACCACGATAAGCACCGCGAAAAGAGCCGGGTGGGCGCTTTCCTTGATTTTTTCGATAAGTGCCATTATGCCGCCGAGTATAAACATGACCGCAATAATCAACACCCAGTTTGCTTTTTTCTTACCTTTTGCCATTTTTAACATCCCCTTAGCTTATTTCTCTGACAAGCAATCTCGGCACGCCGAGAATGTGATATGTTTCCATGTCCGCGCCTTTCAACTCTTTCGGCTGATATTCGGGATTTACGGGACTTAGCTTTACCATGTCGTCAAAAACATCAACGCGCTTGAGCGTGGCGCACTCGCCGTCATATATGACGGCGCCGACATCGCCGTTCTTCTCGATGTAGTCCTGCTTCAAAATAAGAACTTTATCCTTTTCGTGGTAGAGCGGGTACATCGAGTTTCCGTGGACTTCCAATACAAAAAAGTCATTTTTGTTGCGTCCTTTTAGGTATTTCTTCGGGATATCTATAACGCCGCCGCTCCAATCTTCGATTGCGACTTCCTCATATCCTGCGGCGATAGAGCCAAGGACGGGAAATGTCACGACATCATCGGTAATGTTCGGCGCGTGAAGATTCTTTAGGCGGTTGCCCTCATAAATTGCAGTCGGCTCATTAACCCTGCCGGTCATATAGTCGATTGATACGCCAAGCCGATCACAAAAGTCATTAATAAATTCAGACTTAGGTTCTCGTTTGCCTTTTTCATAATTGATATATGTTGTATACGGGATGCCGAGAAATTTTGCAAAATCTTTTATGCTGCTAAAGCCTTTTGCCAATCTCACGTCTTTAAATCTATACATTATAACCACCTCTGTCAATATATTACCCGTTTCGGGTAATAAAGTCAATACAATAAAACGGACAGTTGCCAATTTGGGTATTGTGTATAAAAAATCAATACTCATTTTGTGCATTTTTTACGCTTGCAAAATACTCAAAGTGAGTATATAATAGAGGCAACAAAACCCAAAACGGGTATTTTAAATCAAGGAGCGAAAAATATGGCAAAAATACTTAAATATCCGAATATTGAAGCGGAAAGGGCAAGAGCGGGTTTGACGCAGGATGAACTTTGCGCACAGTTGCACATAGCAAGAAAAACTTACTACAACTGGGTTGTTCGCGGGAAAATACCAATCAATCAGATTGCGCGACTCGCAAATATTTTAGACGTGTCAGCAGACTATTTACTCGGTACGGCTGCAGCGGCAAAACGGCAGGAAACAAACCACGGTACGGACACAACGGGAATTGTGGCGCACCGCGACGGAGCTTGAGAAAAGGAGCGGAATCAGCATGCGAAAACCTACGACAGAGGAGATCCTCGCCATCAACGGCAGCGTGCCGGTCGAAATGGCGGCGCGGTACCTTGGCCAGTCAAAAGACTTTATTTACTGCGCGATGCAGAAACAGGTCTTGCCGATTGGCACAGCGTATATCCGCGAGAAAGAATGGTGCTACGATATCCGACCGCAGGCACTGGTCGAGTACAACGAGCACGGTGGCGTGAAGCGCTACATGGCGTTGGAGGACCACCTGAGAAAAGTAATCAGTTGCACGGTTGAGAAACTGTGTTCTTGAAAAGAAAAAGAAAGGAAGAAAAGAAAATGATTGAAAGCTTAAAAAAGACCCGCGCGGACTTTCAACGCGCATGCGACCGTCACGATGACGAAGAAATGGCAAGACTGTCCGGCAAGCAGTGCGCAATGCTTGCGCAGGAGATCATGATGGCATTCGGCGGAGTCAGTATCGCCGACAGCGTCGTGATTTTGGCCGCTTGCAAATTGACGGCGATATTTGTCAAGGACGCCGGAAAAAAACTCGGGCTTTCCGCTGAAACGTTGGAAGCAGGGGCGGACGAACTTGCGGAGTTTGCGAACAAAAGAATCACAAGAATACTGGCCGCAATGCCCGCACGCAAGGAGGTCGACAGCGATGACTAAAGACTTGCTTATCATCGGCGCGGTTGTCGCGCTGGTGGCGATTATACTTCTTGCGGCTCTGCCGGAGATAACAAGCGCGATGCCGGAGGTCTATTATGTCGAGCCGACCGAGCCGGAGACGGCGGTGGAGGCAAAGGCGGAACCGGTTTTGCAGTCAACTGCAAGCGTCAGATACGCCCTGACCGCCGCCGAGCGCAACGAAATCGAGCGGGTAGTCATGGCGGAAGCAGGAGCCGAGCCGTATATCGGTCAGATGGCGGTCGCCCAATGCATACTCAACGCCTGCGAGCAGGAGGACAAGCGGCCGCTCGAAATCGTCCGCAGCTTTGGCTACACTGCCGCCCGACCCGAGCCGAGCGACGAGGTCAAAAAAGCCGTCGCCAAGGTTTTTGACGACGGCGAGACCGCTACGGATCGCGAAATACTTTATTTTTATGCTCCGGCACTCTGTCAGAGTTTATGGCACGAGTCGCAGACCTATGTCTGCACCATCGGCGGACACCGATTTTTTGAGGAGGCGGCGAAGTGAGCAAAAATCTTTGTATCGCGTGCTTGGTGATGTCGATTTTTTGTAGCGTAATGAGTCTGTGCCCGGGCGATGAAAGACACAAAAAAGTGAAGGCTTTTTTGGGCTGGCTTAATGTTGCGCTGTGGATATGCATTTATATCCGCGATATGTTTTGAAAGGAGAATGAAAATGAATGACGGCGTCTACATAATCGATGAAAGAGAAGCTGAAATCCTCGACCGCTACGAGGGTATACTCGCTCAAAAAAAAGACCCGCACAGGTACGACGCTTTGCCGAAAGATGCCCTCGCAGCGCTCTGTCGTGTTAAGGACAAGAGCAACGATTTGTTTGTCAGGCGGTACGAAGCCGCGAGAGAAGTCATTGATGTCATTGCACGGCAGGTCAGCATCGACCCCGACACATTAGGATTGTCGATATACTATCCCGATTTTGATGGCTCGTCCGTAATCGCGCGAAGAATTGAAGAGTGGGTCAGCAGTTCCGGCGACAAAGCAATGCTGAAAAAGCGAGTGCGGGAGCTCGAGCAGGAAAACTTAATACTTCGTTCGCTCGTGCGGAAATAAAGGGAGGGCGCCATGACTAACGAAGAAGTCAAGCAGGCGCTTGTCACCGGCAAGCCGGTCATATACTACGTGCCGCTTGTCGGCGATGTCAGATACGACAGAGTGTCGGCGGTCATATACCGCATTATCAACGGTGAGCTCGCAGTCACCGCCGAGCTTGAGGACAGAAAAGGCAGGTCAACGGCCACGGTCCGCATCGACCGCCTGCGATTTGAGAATAAGGAGGATAAAGAAAATGGCGCTGAAATTTGCAATCCAGACGGTGTTTGAGATCGCCGTCGTCGTACTTATCATTTACGGCTTTGTCAAAGAGGACAAGCTTATTGCCTTTGAGGACAGAGTCAGAGCCAAAATCAGAGCAAAGAGGAGCGGGCACAATGCAGCCACCGGGAAAGACCGCTGACGCGCCGGGGAGCGGGCGAAAGTGGCGCAGGAAAAAGGTCTGTAAAAGCTGCTATTGGCTGCGAAAAATCGACTGTGTGGGCGACGGCTGGGACGGGAAGTGCTGCACCTACACCTACAACACCGACCGATTCCGCGAGATCCCCGCGACGGATGATTACTGTGCCTATTATTTTAAAAAGAAGAGGAGGCGACAGTGCTTTGAGCTGTAGCAAGGTCGTTACAAGAGTCGAGATAAGCGGCGCGAAGCCGGTGACGCTGCTGTTCTGCCCGGGCTGTGAGGACGAGTATATCGTGCGGTACACGGACGGCGGAAAAGAGACCGAGTGGAGCTTCCGCGACGGTCGCGAGGCACTGAATAAGTACCTCGAACGCATCGAGCGGGCTTTATGGCGCAGGCTTGATAGGTATGAAAAAGGACGCCCTGCGGTAACAGGACGCCCAAACGATGTTGAAACAACACCAAACACCGCTATCAGTATAACACCGCTGCCCGAAGATGTCAATGGGGGCGCGATATGAAAATACGATCTTACAGATGCCCGAAATGCGGGCGTGAATATAACTTTGCCGACGGCAATAAAACAAGACTCTGCCGCGTCTGCGGGTGCGAACTGGACAGCCTGACCGTCTACTCGACGGACGGAGAAAGCACCGAGAAAGACCAGGCAAGCGCGACCCGCCGCGAAAACCGCGAAGCGGAGGAACAGGAGGCACTTTTTGTGTGGGCGGAATACCAGTCCGCCGCGCATCCGGAGCTGAAGCTTTTATACCACATCCCAAACGAAGGCAAGCGTAGTGTCTCATACGGCGCCGCGCTCCGACGGCAGGGAATGAAAAAGGGTGTGCCTGACCTCTGTCTGCCGGTCGCCCGGGGAAAATACCACGGCTTATATATCGAAATGAAAGCCGGCCGAAACAAGCCGACGGTCGACCAGCAGTGGTGGCTTGAAGCGCTTGAGCGACAGGGTTTCCGCGCCGTGTGGTGCTCCGGCTGGGAGCGGGCAAAGGAAGAAATATCGGAATATTTGAAATTATGATGTAATTTTTCGAGGTCTAACTCGACATAGGTGTTGTCAAAAAATAGGACGCAATTTTTCGCGAGCTAATTTACCGCGCGACGGTTTGAAATTAGTATGCAATTTTCGGCGAGCTAACCTGACAGAGGTGTTGCCGGAAATTAGGACGCAATTTTTTGTGAGCTAATTTACCGCGCGACGGTTTGAAATTAGTATGCAATTTTCAGCGAGCTAACTTGACAGAGGTGTTGCCGGAAATTAGGACGCAATTTTTTGTGAGCTAATTTACCGCGCGACGGTTTGAAATTAGTATGCAATTTTCAGCGAGCTAACTTGACAGAGGTGTTGCTGAAAAATAGGACGCAATTTTCAGCGAGCTAACTCGACATTAACACGATTTAAAGGAGAAATGGAAAAAATGACAGAACTGATGAAAAAGGCAATAGCCAAAATCGACGCCGAGGGCGAAAAGGGCGGCCACTATGAGAAGTATATGGCCCAGTGGATAATCGAAAACATCATAACAGACGACGACAGCGCGAAAAGGATTTTAAAAGATGAAAAGAAACTCGATGATTGTTTTTACAAAATGGTTGAAATCGCCGAAAAGCAAAAAGAAAAAGTGACGGATCCCAAAACCGGAAAGCCGAAGCCCGGCTGTTTTGTCGGCGCGGTCACGCCGGAACAAATTTTCTCTACAATCCGCGAATATTACGAAATCGCCGAAGAGCCGAGGACCGATAACATCATCAGCCTTGACCTTGCGGATCTGCTTTGAGGTGGCGACATGGGACAAAAAGCGAAGAAAATCACCGAAGAACAGTATCGGCACGCCCAAAAAATGGCTTTTGCCAAGTCGATTTACGGCCTACCGAAAAAGGTAGAGAAGTGGATTGACGAGTCGGTTTTGAAATACAGCCGCTATCTTTTTACATACCGAGAAAAAGAAAAAAGGTACGGCTATTGCACGCACTGTCACCAAGATGTGGTGCTTGAGCTCGGCAGAACATACACCGAGCAGGACATAATCAATATAAAACATCATCACAAGGAAATAGGCTTCTGTCCTGCGTGCAAGAGTCCGGTGCAGTTCCGCGACATGGGGCGAGGCCGGGGAAGATTGGTCGACGAGGAATATGTCGTTTTTTCCGACAAGTTGAGAGACGGCGGCGTGCTGGTTCGAGCGGGCTTTGTCCGCCGAGATTACAGCGAAAAAATTAGAGACGTCGGCACCGATTTTTTTGAAAGATACCGAATCTACTACAACACCGATGTAGATGTCGCCTGGAATAAAGTTTATTCATATTATGGCGGCTACAATTGGGGCAGGATGACGACCATACCCGAGCCGAGTGCGGGTCAGCCGTATTATACATCCGAAAAAAACTATATTTATACAAGATATTACGGATTTACCGACGAGATTTTCAAAAAAACAAATTTGAAATATGCGCAAATTGAGACGGTCATGTCAGACAGCAGATATGTCGAAGTTTGCAGCTATCTTGATCGATTTGTAAAAAACCCGGAGCTTGTGGAAAAACTTGTTAAAGAAGGCTTTTTGGTTTTTGCCTCGCATCAATATTGTCAAGCACAAATAAACAGACGGGCAAAGACAGTGTCCGCCGCCCTCGGTCTCAACAAGAAAGAGCTCCGCGAGCTTGAGGACAAGACTGACGCGGGCGTGAAATACGCGCAAATCGCAAAAGCATACGGAATCACTCCGGCGCAGGCGAAAAAATATGCCTCATACGGCTCGACGAGCATTGAAAACGTCGAGAAGCATTTGCTTTTTAAAAAAGCGGTTAAGTATCTTGACAAGCAGGAGGAAACGATATACACGCTTTGCGACTATTGGAGCGACTGCGAAAAGCTTAATCTTGACCTTAGCCGCGAGGACATCCTCTTGCCGCCGGATCTCGCGCAGGCGCATCAGCGCACGATTGACGCGCTCGCGGAAGCAAGACGGCAAAAGGAGCTCGAAGAGACGCGCAGAATGCAGGAAGAGTTTGGAAAGCGGCTCAAAAAGCTCGAGCGGGACTTTGATTTTGAAAGCGGCGCCCTGTTGATTCGCCCGGCGCGAAGTCACGCCGAGCTAATCGACGAGGGGAGCGCGCTGCATCACTGCGTCGCTACATATGCAAAAAAACACCTGAGCGGGCAGACGGTTATCTTTTTTATCAGAAAGAAAAGCGAGCCGGACAAGCCTTTTTATACATTGGAATATAACCCGAAGACCGAGAGCATCATCCAGTGCCGTGGCTTGTGCAACTGCGGCAAGACCCCGGAGGTCGAGGCTTTTGTCGAGGCATGGAGCGGGTACATCAGAAATAAAAAGAAAAAGAGTCACGCGGCAGCGTGAGAGAGGAGAAAAGTATGAACGAAGTAATCAGGAGCATGGAACTCAGCGGGAACCTGAGCGAGGAACAGAACGAGGCGTTAAATCTCCACTACGAGATAATCGCAAAAGGCAACCTTGCCGCGTCCGCTATGGTGGACTTTTGCCAGAACCTCAAAAGGATGCGCGACGAGCGTAAATATCTTCTGCTCGGGCACGAGACCTTTGAAGAGTATGTCGAGCAGGATGTCGGTATCAAGCAGCGACAAGCCTATACCTATATACAGGCGCTTGAGTCGCTCGGCGAGAAATATTTGCAGTCGAATGCAAGTCTCGGCATCTCGAAGCTCGGAATGCTTGCCGCCTTGCCGTGGTACGAACGCAAGGAAGTCGAGGAGAACAACGATGTCGCGGAGATGTCCACCCGCGAACTGAAAGAGACTATCAGCAAGCTGCACGAGGCGCAGGAGCAGTTGACGCTTATCACTGCCGAGCGCGACGAGCTCGCGAAAAGCAGTCAGGAGCACGAAGACCTTTCCGACACCGTCCGCCGCCTGCGCGAGGAGCTGAAAGCAGCGTCCGAAAAGCCCGCCGCGACGGTCATGCGCGAGCCGACCGCCGAAGAGATAAAGCAGTACACCGTCGACGCGATTGAAAAAGAGCGTGCAAAGGCGAAAAAGGACAAGGAGAAAGCGATCGCCGAAGCCGAGAAGCGGGTGCGCGATGCTGCCGAGAAATCTGCCGCCGACGAGCTCGGCAGGAAGACCGAGGAGCTTGAGAAGAAATACAAGGCGGTGCTCGACGCCGCCGAAAAAGAGAAAAGCGAGCTGACCGGACGGCTGGAAAAGGTCGAAAAGGACGCAAAGCTCACCGCCTCGCCGGAGGTCGCAAAATTCAGCGTCTACTTTGACAGCATACAGAAATATATCAATGTCATGCGCGGTATAATCGCGTCGATGGATGACGAGACTACCGCCGCCAAACTTCGCGACGCGATGCAGAAGCTCGGAGCGCTGCTCCAGGAGGGTTGAGTATGGATATGAAAATAAAAGAGAGAATAGGCCAGACTATAGGCACATTGTTGGCAGAGCAAAACAAGAAGCAGAAAGATCTCGCGAAAGAACTCGGCGTAACGGATAATACGATTTCGTATATTGTGGCTGGAAAGAGGGCCCCGAATTTAGCGCAGATAACGACAATTGCAAGGTTTTTTAATGTATCAACCGACTTTCTTCTCGGCTACGATTACCCCGGCGCGCAGACTGAGGCGGTTAATTGCATAATAGATTTTTTATCAGATGCACAAAGGATGTGCAAATCAGTGCCTTGCGCGGACTGCAAGCTCTCTTCCTTTTGCTACACTAATTACGATATTTCAAAAAAAGAACTTCATAGGTTTGTCAAAGAAGTCGGCAAGTGGGCGATTGAGCACCCGCGAAAAACCTATGCGCAAGACTTTTTTAAGAAGTTTCCGGAAGCAAAGCCGGATAAAGAAGGTGTGCCAAGGATGTGCCGCGCCAACTGCTACGGCGGGAGTTGCCAGCACTCCGCTGTAGCCGGAGCGGGTCCGGCGCCGTGTAAAGCTTGCTGGAATGAAGAAATGGAGGCGGCGGACGATGAATAAAAAGAAAGCCGGAATCCTGATGTGCACACATTTTAACTGCGATCACCGTCGCGGGAATTACTGCTGTTTCCAGTGTCAGAAAATTGGCACTTGTAAGAACCCTTGTTACAACAGCCCGCTGAAATGCGGACTGGCAAAGGAGGTTGAAAACTGTGAAAACCCTGACGCTTGAACAGCTTATAGAAGCGGCGGAGATTTGCGGATCCGGCAAAGAGGGCGCATGCCAGGTCTGCCCGGCGCATAACGACGGCGAAGTCGTGTCGAGCGCGTGCATCGAGAGCGTTATGGCACAAGCCTCCGCCGCACTGAAAGAATACGCCTGCAACGGAGGTGCTTACGATGCTTGATTTGAAGATGACAGCTTTTCAAATGTTGAGCTTCAGCTTTGCGGGAGCTATGACAAAGAAAACCCGCGAACAGAAATAACAATAAAGGAGCGTTAAAAATGGATTGTAACAAGACAATAAACTTTTTACACGAACTCAAAAGACTTTGTGACTCACGTGATGAGTGCGTGGCTAATGCGGCTAATAAAGAGGACTGCCCGATGTTTGGGGTTTGCAGTCTCACGCATTCAAAACTCTGTGCCGAAACTATTAAAACGGCAATGGAAACTGTGCAAAAATGGAGCGACGAACACCCGAAGAAAACATACGCACAGGACTTTTTGGAGAAATTTCCAGAAGCGCAGAGAAATGGGGACGGAGTCCCGTTTGTGTGCAGAAAAAGAATCTACGGCGGAATACACTCGGCAACATCTGAGGGCTGCGATGACACGGGAGCTTGCTATAGATGTTGGAATGAACTTATGAACGATAAAGAATGACTGAATACATAAGAAAACTGCAAGACTTATTGAATAGCTTTAAAATTGGGAGCAATAAGTATGTCGAAGATAAATGTTAAACCCGAATATCGTGAGCTTGTCGGAATGTTTAATGAGTTGGCCGGTTCTCGAAGCTTATGGCAGATATATAACGACTGCGTTGAGATGTTCGCTGTTTCAATTCGGAACATTTTCATATTTGGAAAAAAGCACGAACAAAACGAAGAGGAATACAAACGAGTATCTTCAAATTACAGCAAAGCAGAGTTAGACAAGATTTCACAAATATTCGCAAAAATCTTTGAAATGCTGGAGGAAAATCCGTTCAGAGACTTGCTCGGTGACTTATATATGCAGCTTAATATGGGCAGTGATGCATTAGGTCAAGTGTTCACGCCTTACGGCACGTCGTATATGATGTCTGAAATGACTTGCGATATTGAGCTTATTAAAAGAGAAATTGAATCAAAAGGATATATCAGGATTGCAGAGCCGTCCTGCGGCGGAGGTGCGAACATTATATCTCTTTGCGAAGTTTTAAAAAACAACGACATAAATTATCAAAATCAATGTGTGATAGTATGTCAGGACTTATCAAGAATAGCCGCATTGATGTGCTATACCGTCTTGTCTCTTATAGGTTGTAGCGCGGTGATTAAAATTGGCGACTCATTGTGCGACCCATTCACAAACTATAAAGACGAGCTTGCAAAAGGCTCTGATATATGGACGACCCCGATGTTTCACCTGAATAATTGTTATCGAAAGGTGTGAAAGAATGGACTTGCAAACAATTTGGTCAGGAATTTATACAAATTTGAGCGGCTTTAACGAATACCAAAAAGGCGAAATTAAGCAAGCTGTTTTTCACGAGCTTGGGAAATATTCAATAACCGAAAAGGTTGAGTGCAAGCAATTAGCGAATTATAACGACGATATGAAAGGCTATAGAATGTTTTTTGTATCAAAAAGAGTTGAGGGATTGAGCAAGAAGTCGCTTAAATATTATAAATTCGTTATTGACAACTTTTTGAGAGAAATACCTAAAAAATTGACAGAGTATACAACAGATGATGTTCGTTATTATCTGGCATTACGCGAAATTGATGATAAAGTATCGCCTGTAACCGCCGACACTGAACGCAGGATATTAAACGGTTTTTTTGGTTGGCTTTCAAACGAAGAATATATACGAAAGAACATTTGCGCACAAATTAAGCAGGTAAAAAAACCGATTAAGAAAAAGAAAGCCTTTTCTGAAATCGAAATCGCGAAAATAAAAGACGCTTGCTTTGAAATAAAAACTGATATTGAAAGAAGACGAGCGATAGCATTAGTGGAGTTCCTCCTTTCAACTGGTTGCCGAGTAAACGAAATAAGTATGCTCAAAAAAGACGATATAGATTTTGAAGCGAGAACGGCTGTTGTTCTTGGAAAAGGTTCAAAAGAGAGAACCGTATACCTTAATCAGGTTGCAAAGATGCGGCTACAAGAATATTTCAACGCTCGAACAGATGATTGCGAATACGCATTCTGCTCTTTAAACAAACCGTTTACAAAACTTAATGTTAGCGGAATTGAAGTCGTTATTCGAAATATAGGGAAAAATTCGGGTGTAAAAAACTGTCATCCGCACAGATTCAGAAGAACAACGGCGACTATGGCTTTAAAGAAAGGAATGTCCTTGTTGGATGTCCAGCGAATGCTCGGGCACGAAAGCATAGAGACAACAAAGATATACCTTGACCTTGACGATACAGATTTAAGGCATCAACACGAAAAATTTATGTGAAATGAAGCTTGGAACAAGTTTTGCAAAGCAGAAAGGGACTTTTTATGAAAATCAAAAAAATTATAAGTCTGTGCAAGGCGAATAAGCACATATCGCTGTACGATATGACAACGCAGATGCTCGGCGACGGTCTCGCCGCCTATTACCTTAACGACTGCCCGGTTTTTTCAATCGATTCGCTTATGACCTCTTTCGATATCACACCGACGCAGGCGGACAAAATCGTGCAGCGGTACACCGCCGAGCCGCCGGAAGCGTTTTTGAAGATGGTCAAGGACGAGTTTGACGGAGAGGAGCTCTGCAATCCTCTGCCGATATCTCTGCGGATAGGCTCTTATGACTATATACCATATAAGACTTCGGCCGGAATAGAGTTTGTCGAGTCAAAATATCTCGAGCCGCTTGATGTGGACGAGTTTGAGCTGTACTACCGTCAGACCGAGTCCGGCGCGTTCTTCGCGGCGAAAGCCGGATTCTTTGTGATGGCGATTATCCCAATCAGCACAACGCGGGTGCTGACTGAAAATACCGTCGGATATCTCGACGAGCTTTCGTCGATGAGTTTGATAAAATACGAAAATTTGAAATGAGGATGTGAAAAGCGGTGCGAGTCAAGAAACGAATATTTTCTGGCGCGGTTTGCGAGCAGGAAGTCTACACGATTTCTGACCGCACCGCCAATGTCGCAAAAGCGCAGTACAAGCCAGTGCTCCGCACGGACGAGGAGCGCGAGCGCCACAACTTAATGATCGCGAGACGGAAGCACGCGCGAGTGTTCAACGAGAACTTTTCGCCGACTTCCCTATATTCGACTCTTACATTTGACAATGACCACGAAGTGCACGACTGGGGCGAGGCTCGCCGGTTGCGTACATTATATAAACGCAGACTACAATACGCGTGTCCGGACGCAAAAATCAATCTTTATATGGGACGCGGCAGAAACACAAAGAGAATACATTTTCACATGGTCTCCGACGGCGTGCCGGAAGAGATCATCAAAGCGCAGTGGATCTATGGCGATATCGTGCAGATAGAGCACCTGCGCAAGCACAACTATTATAACGGTATAGACCACGGTTGTGATTACACCGGTCTTGCCAATTACTTATTTGACCATTGGACGCCCGAGCAGGGCACTAAACATAGATATTTATCAACCCGCAACATGCGGCAGCCTGACAGCGAGGACGCAAAGGTCGCGCTCCGGAGCTACAGCCCGGACAGCCCGCCAATCGCCCCGAAAGGCTATCGCCTTGTCGAGTGCATTCAAAACAGCTTCGGATATATGTGTTTTAAATACATAAAAGAGCCCGAGGACGAGCCGCCGAATCGACCGAGAAAAAGGAAAAACTGCTGACGGATGTCAGCTTTTTAAAGCCTTGTAAATGTGTCAAGTTTCGCGACGAAAAGGAGGAAAAAACAAAATGAGCAATGGCGAGTGGACGGTACTCGGAATTTTTATCGGAGTCTTAGTCGGCACAAGCGTGTACAACACACTTGTACTTAACAGACTGCCAAAAACTGCGAAATGGAACGAGGTAAAGTTAGCCAATCCGTATAAATGGGCATTCAAATGCTCAAATTGCGGAGAAATACAAATTTGCGGAGTTGATTTATGTGAATATGAAGACGAGCGGCCGGATTGGGATCCGATAAAAGCGAGAGGCTTGCATTACTGCCCCCACTGCGGAGCAAAAATGGACGGAGGTAATAACAATGTCGAATGATATTAAAACTGGTGACTTCGTAAAATGCGTTGAAATGCCGTATTACGGTGTTTCAGGTGTAGTTATCAAGCAGTATTGTCCTACTGCTTGCGAAGAGCAGACAATGATAAAGAGCAGACAATGATAAGATGTATTGACAGCAGAGAGTTTCATGCTCCCACAAGATGTTTTGTAAAAGTGGGGTGACGAAAATGACGCTTGAAGAAGCAATCGGCATTGTGAAATGTGCAATCGGAGAGGTCGAATGGAATTATCCTCTTGATTACGCTGAAGCGTTTGAAGTTGCGATTGAAGCCCTTGAAAAGCAGATACCTCGGAGGTAGAAAAATGAGCGATTATATTAACCGTGTTGCGCTCGGGATAGGCTTGTGTAACAGAGATGTTTTTGAGAACAAAGGTTATGCGGACGGCTGGAATGCCGCTGTTAAAATTTTAAAAGAAGCTCCTGCTGTTGACGTACAAGAGATTAAACACGGTGAATGGATTAAGATGTACAACAACCCTGCCGATGGTAATTATTATTGTTCTGAATGTTATCACAGTATAGACATCGCGACTGGAAGAGAAACACCAAGAGACCGTGGTTTCTTTTATTGCCCGCACTGCGGCGCGAAAATGGAAAAGGGGGAATCTTTACGACAGTAGTGGAATACATAAACCGGATTCGGCACATGAACAACGAGCTGTCATTCAAACAGCGCCAGCGCGAGGAACTGCTTGATGTGCTCACATCGATTACCGCGCCGCAGGGCGAAGCCATACAAAAAACAGCAGATGACAAGATGAGCCGCCTTATTTCGCAGTATGTGGATTTGGGCGAAGAGATCGTGGAGCTTTATCGGCGGAAGTTTGCCGCAGAAACCGAACTTCTGTCGCTTACGCGTCAGCTCCCGCCGCAGTGGGAGGAGTTTGTGCTTTTGAGATATTGCAGGAATATGAGCATTGAGAGCATAGCGGAAGAAATGGGATATTCCTGTGAGTGGTGCTGGAAGACCAACCGCAAGGCGAACGAAGCCCTGGAAATTTTAATAAACTCTAAAAGTGTACAGAAAAATACAGAGAAATACAGTTAAGGTCTGTGGTATGCTGTAGAAGTAAAAATAGACAACAACACCTATCTGGTTTTTCTTTTCTCCTTTCTTCCCGCCTCGCCCTGCGGCGGGTTTTAATAGCAGGGCTTTTATATGGTGGCATACGGTTATCTTCGGGGCTGATACACCCCGAAGGCGCGGTTTGACTCCGCGCGCTGCGACACCTTCATTTGACGCACCTCTCTGTGAGCCGGGAGGTGCGCTTTTTATGTCCTTTTAACTCAACAGGCAAGAGCCCGATCGTATGACATTTCGGGACGCCGGTCCGAGTCCGGCAAGGGACAGACGCGGGCGCACTCCTTCGGGGGTGCGCTTTGCAGTCAACTGCAAAGGAGGAGCAGGATGTTTTATAAGCTCTGCGCCAAGTGCGGCGCAGTCATACCGCTCGGCGAGACGTACTGCGCCGAATGTAAGCCGGAGAGGAAAGCAACAAGAGAAGAGCTCAAGATTGACGACAGCGAAGAGATGGATGCTAAGGCGGAAGCCTTTTACAACTCGCGCCAGTGGCGGAGATTCCGCCAAGGCATACTCGCACGAGACCACTATCTGTGTGTTAACTGCGCGGCGAACGGTCGCTTGTCAGTGGCTTCGGATGTGCATCACATCGTCCGCGTTAAGCAGGATTGGAATAAGCGATTCGATCCATCAAACTGCATATCACTGTGCAAGGCGTGCCACAACAAGGCAGACCGAGCGGGCGTGTCTCTGCCCCACGGGGGTGTGAAAAAAGTTTGACGCTTTTGCGGTAACCCGTCGCCGACCTACCTCTTCGCAGCAAAAACGCCGAAAATGAAAATCAAAGGAGTGAGAGCATGGCAGGGCGGCCAAGACAGCCGATAGACCTTCTCGTTTTGAACGGAAAATCGCACCTCGGGAAGGACGAAATTGAAGAGAGACGAGCAGCAGAAGTGACCGCGCCGTTCACGAAAATCGAACCGCCGGATTGTCTCTCGAAGAAACAAAAAAATAGATTCAATTATATCGCCCGACAGCTCGCCGAGATCGGATTGTATGCTGATATCGACGCCGAGTCGCTTGGACGCTACATAATCGCCGAGGAAACCTTGCAGAAAATCCGCAAGCGGTTAAAGAAAGAAATGCCGTTTGAGCAGTATGAAAAAACGCTGAATTTGCAGGCAAAATACCTCAAAATTTGCCAGCAATTTGCGGCCGACTTCGGCATGACCGTATCGAGCAGGTGCAAGCTTATTATTCCGCAAAAGCCGAAAGAGCCGGCGAACAAATTCGACCTTTTCGACGCGGATGAGCGCGGTGATGAGAGTGCAGGATAGAGCTACTTTGCACGCTGAGCGGGTGGTCTCCGGGCAGGAGCCGTCCTGCCTGACGCACCGTATGGCGTGCGAACGGCACCTGAACGAGATCGCTAAGCAGGGCACGAAAGAATTTCCGTTTGTGTGGTGTCCGGAGAAATCAGAAAAGATACTGCGCTATGCCGAAATGCTGACGATTGCCGAGGGCGCGCAGCCGCGTCCGGTTCGGCTGCACGACTTCCAGTGCTTCGACCTTGGCGTGCCGTTTGGATGGGTGCATGCCGAGACGGGCTTCCGGCGCATCCGCCGAAAATATAAATCCGTCGCGAGACAGAACGGCAAGACATTTGAAAACGGAATCACCGGGTCGTACATCGCGAACTGGGGCGGATATAACTTCGGCAAGCTTTTCACGGCGGCAACGAAAAAGCGGCAGGCGAGAATCGCGTGGGAAGAAATCCAGAAATTTATAACGGTCGACAAAGACCTGCAGGCGCTGTTTGAGGTCAAGGACTATAAGAGTCTTATCATTGCCAAACGCACCGGATGTACGATCGAGGCGCTGTCGAGAGAGAGCGGGCTTGACGATGGTTTCCGCGCAATCTTCTGCTCTGTCGACGAAATTCACCAGCACAAGGATAACGGCATTTACAAAGCTTTGTACAACGGCCAAGCCTCGCTTGACGAAGCTTTGATATCGATGATAACCACGCGCGGAAAAAGCCTGAACAGCTTCTGCCGCGAGATGGACGATTATTGCCTGCAGATACTTGCCGGCACGGCGGAAGCCGACGACTTTTTTGTTGACATTTACACACTGGACAAAGAGGACGACCCTTTTGACGAGAGCGTGTGGTATAAAGCAAATCCGCACCTCGTGACAGTACCGAGCGCGCTCGAACAGCTCCGCCGCGATGCGCAGACGGCGAAGCAGATGGGCGGCTTTGAAATGTCCGACTATATGACCAAGCGCCAAAACCTGTGGTATGAGTATGGCGACACACAGTACATCACGCCGAACGAGTGGAAGCTCGGCCGGACAGAGCTGACGATAGAGAATATGCGCGGACGCAGATGCTTCGCCGGGCTTGACCTTTCGAGCGGCGGCGATCTGACCTCGCTTGCGCTGCTCTTTCCGCTTGACGATGGGAAGATATATGTCTGGTCACATTCCTACATTCCGGCCAAACGACTTGAAGAACATATCATCACGGACACCGCGCCGTATGATGTGTGGGCTAAGTCCGGCTTGCTTACGCCGTCCGAAGCGGTCGGCGGTCTGAAAAACGACTATCTGCAAATCGTAGCAGATCTGAAAGAACTGCAGGAAAAGTTTGAAATCAACATCGCCTGCATCGGATATGACCCGCACAATGCGGACGCATTTTTGGAAGAACTTGATACGCTCGGCGCGCCGTTGCTTGAAGTTAAGCAGTCGGCGCGTTTTCTTTCGGACACGACGGTTGATTTTGCACTTGAGGTCAAAGCCGGGAATGTGCTTTACGACCAGCGGAACGCGCTGATGTCGTGGTCTATTGTCAACGCGAAAAAGACGAAGAACTCTTTCGGCGAAATCAAAGTCGACAAGGAAGTAAACGCACGGCACGCGCGAATAGATGTCGTCGACGCTATTATTGACGCACATGTCGCGTATCGAAAATCCAGCAAAGAAGAGACGCCGGACTATGAAACGGTGGTCGAAGATTATTTGAAGAAAATGGGGTGGGCTTGATGCCATTGTTTAAGAAAAAAAGTGCAAGCGATCAGCGGACGGTCGAGCGGCAGGCGCTGCTTGACTTTTTGGGAATCAGCGACGACGGCGAGGCTCTGGGCGAGGCGACATATTTCGCCTGTATAAAGATCCTGTCAGAAGCTATCGGGAAGATGCCGTTTAAAATCATGCGCACGACATCCGGCGGCGGAATCGAGACGGCGAAGAAGCACGAGCTTTACCGTCTGCTCGCAATCCGTCCGAATCCGTATATGACCGCGACACACTTTTGGTCGACGGTCGAAATTAACCGAAACCACTACGGCAACGCGTATGTGTGGATAACGGGAGCGGGCAAGAACACAAACCTGTGGTGCCTGCCGCCGGAGAGCGTGGAGATATACTGCGACGATAAAGGAATCTGGAACAGAAAGAAAGGTGCTATCTGGTATCTTTTCCACAATCCGAAAAGCGGCGAGACCGTCAGGATTCCGCACGACAGCATTATGCATTTTCGCACTTCCGTTTCTTTTGACGGCGTCGCCGGGCTGAGCGTCCGGGACCAGCTGAGCACAACGCTCGGTGGAAACATGCGCGGACAAAAGATGTTGAATGAGATGTACAAGAACGGCTTTACCGCGAAAGCCGTCCTGCAGTATACCGGCAATCTGAATGACGAGCTTGAGAAGCGATATACCACGAAGATTGAAGAGTATATCACTGGCAAGGTCGACACGGTCAAAAACCTCGTGCCGATTCCGGCAGGCTCGACAATCCAGCCGCTGAACATGAAGCTCGCCGACAATCAGTTTATCGAGTTGAAAAAATATTCGGCGCTGCAAATTGCCGCCGCCTTTGGAATCAAACCGAATCAGATTAATGACTATGAGAAAGCAAGCTACGCCGCCGCAGAGCAGCAGCAGCTTGCTTTTTATATTGACACGCTTTTGTACATCTTGAAGCAGTACGAGGACGAGGTCACCTACAAGCTTTTGAGCGACGAGGATATCGCGAGCGGGTATTTTGCAAAATTCAACGCGGCCGTTATTCTTCGCGCCGACTTTAAGACGCAGCTCGAAGCGATGGCGACCGCAGTGCAAAACGCCATCTACACACCAAATGAGGCGCGTGCCTACTTGGATAAAGGCGAGCGTCCGGGCGGCGACCAGCTGATTTGTAACGGATCCATGCTGCCGCTGACGCAAGCCGGAATACAGTACGCCAAAGGAGGTGAAAAAGATGAAAATTGACAAATGCGCCATTGTCAAGAGCCTCGATCTTGACGATGACAAAATGGCGAAAATCAACGCCTGCACGCTGAAAGAGCTGACCGCCGAAGAGGTTTTTGCCTTTAAGATGGTCGCTTGCGACAACGAGATTGACCGTGACTATGAGGCATTTTCCGGCGAGACGCTTGAGCAGCTTGCCGAGCTGTACAAAGGCAAGACCGTTATAAGCGACCACAATCCGCAGAGCACAAATCAGTGCGCACGGATTTTTGACGCGGAGGTTATCACCAGTCCCGGCGAGACCACCAAGACCGGCGAAGAGTATAAACAGCTTGTCTTACACTGCTATTGCATTAAGGCAACGAGCGGGCAGCTCATCGCCGAAATCGAGGGCGGCATCAAAAAGGAGTGCAGCGTCGGGTGCAGCGTCAAATCTGCGCAGTGCTCTATCTGCGGCGGCGACGCCAGACGGTGCGAGCACTATCGCGGCAAAAGGTACGACGGCGCGCTTTGCTTTTATAAGCTTGTCGGCGCGGTCGACGCTTATGAGGTTTCTTTTGTCGCGGTTCCTGCGCAGCGTGCGGCGGGCGTGACCAAAGAGTTCGAGGGCGAGAAACCGCCCGAAGGAAAAGAAAAGTCCACAGACTACACGGATGCCATACGCATCCGTGAAAATTTTATCTACATGGAGGAATCAAACGATGAATAAGAAAATGAGAGATCTGCTTGCCAAAATCAAGTCCAAGACCGAAGAGGCAAGGCAGCACAATGAAGCGGGCGAGGTTGATCTTGTCAAGGCTTGCCTCGACGAGGTCGACAACCTCAAGGGCGAGTATGAGACCGAGAAGCGCCTTTTTGAGGCGGAGCAGGACGAGCTCGACCCCGAGGAGCACGGCGACAACGGCGGTGCAGATCTCAGCGAAGAGAAGAGCTTTGTCGAATATCTGAGAAAGGCGGCCTCGGCGGGAATGTCGCAGGGCTCGAACGGAGCTATCACCCCCAAGACCATCGCGAACAAAATAATCACCGATATAGTCAACGTATCGCCGATTATTGAAAAGGCCACAAAGTACTACACCAAGGGTGATCTGTCCATACCTGTTTACGGTACCGACGCCTCTGCCGATTCTCCGACCGGCAACATCGCCGCCGCATATCAGGGCGCAGAGTTTACCGCACTGACCGCAGGTCAGGGCAAGTTTACGAGCGTTGACCTTACCGGTTATGCCCTCGGCGCGCTTACCGTCATTTCCAACAAGCTTATCAACAACACTGATATCAACATTGTCAGCAAAGTTGAAGAGCTTATGACCGAGGCTTTCCGCGTCAAGCTTGAGCGCGAGCTTATCCACGGCACGAGCGGTAAGATGACCGGCGCAGTATCGACCACCAACAAGATGACTCTGACCACCTATACGCTCGCGGGTATCACATTTGACACGCTGATTGAAATGCAGGCGATGATACCGCAGATTTATCAGTCAAACGCGATGTGGATCATGAGCAACAAGACCTTTACAGCGCTCAGAAAAACCAAAAACTCGCAGAACGACTACATCATGAAGGACATCGAGAACGGCTTCGGCTGGAAGATTCTCAGCTCTCCGGTCTATATCTCCGACGCGATGGACGAGGCAACCGAGCAGGAGGGCTTCCCCGTCCTCTACGGCGATTTCTCGGGCATGGCGCTGAAAATCGCGAAGCAGCTTGAGCTGCAGGTGCTTAACGAGAAGTATGCCGACAAGAACGCAAAGGGCGTTGTCGGCTGGCTCGAGGCAGACTCCAAGGTCGAGAACAATCAGAAGATTGCTGTCCTGCAGTCCGGCAAGCAGAACGGCTGAGGCGGTGTAGACAATGGCCGTATCACTGGCGGAGGCTAAACGCTTCCTGCGTGTCGATGACGATGTCGACAATGCAATGATAAAAGGCTTTATCGACGCGGCCGAGAAATTTCTCTCGGCTGCCGTCGGCAGCGACTGCGACCTTAACGATCCGCGCGCACAGTTTCTTGTGCTCGTCGCCGTGCGTGATATGTACGACGGCGGCGAGCTAAACCGCACGGTGTCGGCGAACACCGAGAAGCTTTTTAACAGCTTTGCACTGCAGCTGAGAACGGAGGCAGGAGCCGATGTATCTGAAAAACAGAATTGAGGTCGCCTATATCGACAAGAGCGGGCAGGACGCCGACGGTTACGAGAAAAACACCGAGCGGCGCCTGCCGCTGTGGGCGCACGCGGAGTCGTCGAAGTCGAGCGAGTTTTATGAAGCGGCGCAAGCCGGAATGAAAGTCGAGCGGGTCTATGTCGTGCGCTCGCGGTCTTTTGACCGCCGCAGTAAGTTTGTCTACGACGGCGAAACGAAACTGCAGATAACGCGCGTCTATGACCGCCTCGACGGTCTGACGGAGCTGCACTGCTCCGACATGAAGGTGGACTGAATGGGAAAGTTTGATTTTGAAATTGACCCGGCCTTTTTGCGAAGTCTCGGCAAGCTGTCGGATGTCGACAAGTACGCGCCGCAGATGATTGACGCGGCAACTCCGATACTGGAAAGAAGCATCAAGGCGGCACTTGCCGGACATCGGCGAACTGGCACGATGGTCAACAGCGTCAAGCGCACACGCGCGAAGAAAGCCAAGAACGGAACATATCTCGCGACAGTCAGACCGACCGGAATGTCGAGGAAATATATTGACAAGCACGGCAAGATAAAGAAGCGCAAAACTCCGGTGCGAAACATGGAAATTCTGGCGCACTTGGAGTACGGTACAAAGAATCAGGCGCCGACGCCGATATTGACAAAAGCTGTTAACGACTGCCGCGCCGAGTGTGAGGCAGCAATGGCGGAAGTGTTTCGGCGTGAAACGGGGGTTGAAGGATGAATGTGAATCAGCTGATCATATCCGCGTTTAGCGACATGGGAATGAAAATATATCCGAATTTTTATTCCGGTGACGACGAGGAATATATCACTTTTTCCTATCTCGACGAGCGGTCGGAGTTTTGGGCGGACGATGAGCCGATATATGACGGCACATATGTGCGCGTGTCGCTGTGGACGCGGAACAATCCGCAGAAATACAAAAAGCAAATCAGAAAACGGCTCCGCGCGGCGGGCTTTACGGTCACGTCGACTGCGGAGTTGTACGATGAAGAAAAGAACTATGTCCAAATCGCGGTTGATGCCGAGATTGAGGGCGTAGTCAATGACGAGGAGGACGATTAAAAAATGGCACAGTTTAAAGCATCTCTGCCTGTTTTTGCGCCGATAAAGTCAGAAACTGACTCGGCGATAACCTACGAAAACGGTGCTTTTGTCGGCAAGATGGTCAAGACCGAAGTCAAGCCGAACAAGGTCGAAGGCTCTCTCTATGCCGACGACGCGCTGGCGGAGTATGAAACAGAATTTAAAGATGCCGACATCACTCTTGAAACGTCAACTATTCCGGTTGAGGTTTTTGTGAGTATGTTCGGCGAGACGAAGACCGAGGGCACGGGCTCGACGACTCCAAAGCCGACCGTGCTGACCTCAAAAGCGAGCGACGCGCCGGTATACGGCGGCTACGGCTTTGTTTCCGTCGAGGTCGTGGACGGCGTGAGAAAGTATCTGACTTATGTTGTCCACAAGGTCAAATTCTCGCTTCCGAGTGAGACACACACCACCAAAGGCGACAACATCACCTTTAATACCTCGTCGCTCGAGGGCAAGGCAATAGCGGACAAGTCCGGAGCGTGGCGCACCAAGACCTATTACACCACCGCCGCCGAGGCGATCACCGCACTTAAGACCAAGTTCGGAATCACGGTCTCCGACACATAAACCAAAAAGGAGGAGCGGGCGGGGAAACTCGCCCGCGCGTCTATTTATGAACGCTATTATTTGCGAAACAAAAGAAAGACGGGTTCCGCTGACTATCGGCGGAAAGACATATAACATCGCTCTGACGCTTAACTGCATCGAGCAACTGCAGGAAAGATACGGCGAGCTTGAGAATGTCTTTGGAGCGTCGAGTGAGGTCAAACAACTTAAGTGGATCCTTGCCGTGCTTATCAACGACGCGGTCGATGCTTACAACGACGACCACGATGTCAAGCTCGAGCATGTCACCGAGAGCTATATCGGCAGAAAAATCGACATAGGAAACATCAGCGAGTACACCGACGTGCTGATGCAGACCTTCGGCGTGTCGCTTCCGACCGCCGAGGAGCTGCCGGAGGACGATGAGCTGAACGCCGCCGTCGATGCCGTGGCAGAAGCGGCAGGACTCGAAGAAACAAAAAACAGCCAAGCCGAGTAATCGTCGATGTTGACCTCTGGATTTTCAGAGCGACGGCATTACTCGGCTTTCCTTTTGCGCAGGCTTGGCGGCTGACTTTGCGGCAAGTCACGAGCCTGTATGAAAATTATTGCATATGGCATGGATTAGTCAAAAAGGGGGAGGTGGATGATGAGTAGTAAAAACTTCCGCATAGGCCCGAAGATTGTATGCGACGGCGAAGCCGATTTCAGAAAAGCAATAAAAGACATCAATAACAGCATGCGGCTGTTGCGCTCCGAGGCGAAGAAGAACACACAAGAGTTCGCGCAGAACAAAGATCAGCTCGGATATTGCACATCGCAGTACTCGACTCTGAACCGCACTATGGCAGAGCAAAGAGCCAAAGTAGAGTTGATTAAAGACGCTTTAGCAAACGCCACCAAACATTTTGGCGAAAATTCCGACGCCGTGCGCGAGTGGGAAATTCAACTTAACTACGCGCAGGCGGACTTGGCTAAGTTTACAAAAGACGTCAACGACATGGGCAATGAGTGGGACAAGCTCGAAAAAGAATCGGGTCCAAAAACCACACTCGAAAAAATGGCCGATGGGCTTAACAATGTCCGCGACAAAATCGACAAGTTCAAGGACAAAATCAATGTCTTTGGAAAGTTGAAAGATAAGCTGTCCGAGGTCAAAGAAAAACTGAGCATTTTCAAACGGAGCACCAACGAAGTCGGAGACAGCCTCGAGAAAGCCGGAAAGAAAAGCATCAAGTTCGGCGACCTTATCAAGGCTCATGTCATAAGTGATGTTATCGTTGGCGGTCTGAAAAGTGTTGCCTCGGCCTGTAAGAGTATCGCTAAAGGGGTTTTTGATTTTGTCAAGGAATCAGTCGCAGGCTTCGGCGAGCTTGAGCAGAACCTCGGCGGCTCGGCGGCTGTTTTTGGCAGCTATGCCGATGCGGTCGTTGAAAAAAGTAAAGAAGCCTATAAAAACATGGGCGTTGCTCAGAGCGAATACCTCGCGACCGCGAACAAAATGGGCTCGCTGTTCCAGGGCTCCGGGCTGTCGCAGGAGCGCAGCCTTGAGCTGACCACAAAGGCTATGCAGCGCGCGACCGACGTCGCGTCCGTCATGGGTATCGACACATCGCAGGCGCTTGAGTCTATCGCAGGCGCGGCCAAGGGCAACTTTACAATGATGGACAACCTCGGTGTCGCGATGAATGCGACGACGCTCGAAGCTTACGCCGCCGGAAAGGGAATCAACTTTGTCTGGAATAAGGCGTCGAACGCCGAAAAAGCCGAGCTTGCGATGCAGATGTTTTTTGAAAAAACGGAGCAGTATGCAGGCAATTTCGCGCGTGAAGCGGAAAGCACACTGACCGGATCTATTGGCATGACGCAGGCGGCAATGCAGACGCTCAAGGAAAACCTCGGCAACAGCGAAGCCGACCTCGAACCGATGATTATGAATCTCTTAAACTCGGTTAAGGCGGTCGTTAGAAACGCCGCTCCGGTCGTGCAGAATGTTATCAATGCGATTTTAGAGCAGACGCCGTCACTGCTTAACGCAGGCGCGCAGATGGTCAACTCTCTGCTCGACGGTCTTGTCTCCAACCTCGCGCCGATACTTTCCGGCGCGGTTGACGTCGTCTTTACTCTGGTCGACGGAATCGTCGCGAATTTAGATCCTATCATGCAGGCGGCGGTCACGCTTATTGTCGTGCTCGTCGGCGCGCTTGCGGATAACATCGACAAAGTGATAGACGCGGCGTTTACGCTCGTCGACTCGCTTGTCAATGCACTGCTACAGGATGATAATCTTTCCAAAATTCTCAACTCGGCGGTCAGACTGGTGATAGAAATATCGACCGGGCTTATCGCCAACGTTCCGCGTCTTATCCCGGCTGCATTTCAGCTGATCGGCGGCATCGTCAAAGGACTGTGGGACAACAAAGGTCTTGTCGTGGACGCAATTGTCAAGGTCTGCAAAGCAATGCTTGAAGGCTTCAAAAACTTTTTCGGCATACACTCGCCGTCAACCGTTTTTGCCGGACTCGGCAAAAATCTTCTCGAAGGTCTGTGGAACGGTATCAAGAACATGAAAGACTGGCTTATCCGAAAAATCAAGTCTCTCGGTTCTGCCGTCACCGAAGCGATGAAATCGGTGCTCGGCATACACTCACCGTCGACCGTTTTCCGCGACCAGATCGGTAAAAACATGGCTCTCGGCGTTGGCGTCGGCTTTGAAACCACGATGCGCGATGTCGCAAAGAGGATGACCGACTCCATACCGATGGATGTCGACATCAACGCAACCGGGAATTTCACGGCGCGCCGAGCGCAGGCGGCAGTCAGCGGCGGCAATAAGGTCTATAACTTTAATGTCACCATAAACGCCGCAGACGGCGGGGGCGATGTGAGGGCTCTCGCTTCGCGCATCGCCGAGGAAATCTACGACGAGATGCGCAGAAAGGAGCGGGCATATGCCTAAAACTTTCACATTCAATTCCAAAAAATCAAGCGATTTAGGGCTTGTAGTGCAGAGGGCAACAATCAACAAAACACCGGCGCGACCGTATGATCTGCAAAAGATTCCCGGCCGCGCCGGACTTTTGATAATCGATTCGAGCATCGACGACCTTGAGAATGTCGAAATCACCTACACCGTCGGCTGCAAAGACATCGCGGCAAACCGCGACGCTGTCGCAGACTGGCTTTTCGGCAGTGCGGCATATGCCAAACTGGCGGACAGCTCCGACACAAGCAGCTATCGCATGGCGATCTGCACGAGCGGGCAGGATTGGGACGAGCAGATCCGGAATTTCGGCACGGCGAAGCTGGTGTTCAGCTGCAAACCGTTCCGCTTTCTGACTTCCGGCGATGTCAAAACGACGCTGACGGCGGCGAAAAAAATCACCAATCCGACGGCGTATTCCGCGCTGCCATATATCAAGATATACGGCAGTGGAAACATCACGCTTTCGATTGGCGGTCAGTCTTTTCCGTTTTTAAACATCGGCAGCTATATCGAGTGCGACAGTGCCTTGCAGCTGGTCTATACCGGCGCGACCGGGAAGTCAGACAGAGCCAACTTTGACAGCTTTCCGGTGCTGTCACCCGGGGGAAATGCTATAAGTTGGAGCGGCGGAACCGTGACCAAGGTCGAGATCGTGCCGCACTGGAGGCGCTTATGATACCGATACTTTATAAGCAGGACGCAAAAGCAAAAATCGGCTGGCTTGCCGAAGCGAGTGACTGCCAATGCACGGAGGAGCGCAACGGCGTTTTCGAGCTCGAATTTCAATATCCGATGCTCGGGCGATACGCCGCAGATCTCGTCATTGACCGATATGTCAAGGCAAAGCCAAACGCTTCCGCCGCAAATCAGTTTTTCCACATCCGCAAAGTGTCAAAGCCTATCAACGGCATGTTTACCGTTAGCTGCGAGCATATCAGCTACGCACTTTCCGGCTATCCGGTGCCGACCGTTTCGGCATCTGGCAACGCGCAGGTCGCTATCAACGCCATATTGACCGCCGCAAAGAATCAGCTCGGCAAGGACACAGGCTTTTCCGTGGCGACGACCGATATCACTCTGTCGTCGTCAATCGCACTGACCAATGTTTCGGCGCGCGCTGCGCTCGGCGGAGTGTCCGGCTCCGTCCTTGACGTCTACGGCGGCGAGTACGAGTTTGACAATCACACGATAAAGCTGCACAAGGCGCGCGGCAAAGATCGCGGGGTCAGAATTGCATACGGTCGCAACATGACGGAGTTAAAGTGCGATATCGACATGGACAGCGCATACACCGGCATATATGGCTATGTCAAAAACGACAATGTCGACTTGCACAGCTATAAGGCAGTGACCAACTCAAGCGGCATCAATGCAAAAACGCTGATACGCGACTTTTCGTCCGATTTTTCGGGCGGCGACGGCGAAATCACGCAGAGCGGGCTTGACTCGGCGGTGTCGGCATACGCGGCGGCAAATAATATCAACTCGCCGACCGTGTCAATGACCGTGTCCTTTGTGGACTTATCGCAGTCGCCGGAATACGCGAGTTTTTCCGCACTTGAATCTGTCAGCCTTTGCGACACAGTGCAGATTTACCACAAAGACCTCAATATCAATATCAAAGCAAAGGTAATTAAAACGGTCTATGATGTCCTGCGCGAGCGGTACACATCCATTGACCTCGGATCGCCGCGTGCGAATTTTGCCGACGTCATAAAACAGACGGTCAACGAGGCCAAAGACCTGCGCGGTCAGCTCGTCTCGGCGAAGTCCGACTTGACGGCGGCATACGAAAAGGCGATAGCCGACGCAACGGCGGCAATCACCGGGAACAGCGGCGGAAATGTCCGACTCAACCCGCCGCAGAATCCGCAGGAAATTTTAATCATGGACACGCCGGACATCTCGACCGCCAAAAACATATGGCGGTTTAATCTTTCCGGCTTTGGTCATTCGTCCGGCGGCTACTCCGGACCATACAGGACAGCAGTCACGCAGGACGGTCACATTGTCGCTGACTTTATCGACACGGGCATTCTAAACGCGAACATCATCCGCGCCGGCATAATGCAGTCCACAAATGGCGAATTTTCTTTTAACCTCGAAACCGGACACATTGAAGCCTCCGACATCAACATCACAGGCGGCGATATAAACCTTGACGGCGGTCAGCTGTCCGTCTTAAACAACGACGGTTATAAAGCGGATTTTTCCGGCGGAATGGTGGAGCTGTACCAAGGCGCGGGAACTGGAACTGGAACAGGCACAAAATATCTGTCGCTTTACAACTCGCTTTTGGGCGGAAAGTGGTATGCCACAATCGCAAGCCCGTCATATACGCTCGGCGGTGTCTCGTCCGGCGGGTTTAGAATTGGAACGAGCACCGGCAATGTCTCGGCGACAAGCTCGTGGAACACTGATTTTGCGTTAATTAGCAAAGATAACGCAAGATTTCGCACAAAAGTCGAGGTCAACGAGCCTTTAAGCGTTGCGACAGGCGGCGACGCCATCGGGTTCATCGCGCATGCGCCAAACGGCGCGAACGATGTAAGCGCGGAGCTTGGTGCTACGAGTGACGCGAGCGCACTGCTGCAAATCGTCAACAACACCAAAGGCACGATTCCGGCGCGAATTGAAATCTACTCGAGCGGAACAAACGGAAAGGGCATGACTTTAAAGCTTACTTCCGGCGGCGGTTACACCGGACGGCTATTTTTAGACACCACCGGACTGTATGCCGAATTTAACGACAGCGGCGACTACAAAAAACTCGCTTAGGGGGCTATTATGACAAAAACCGAAATCGAACAGAAAATCGCAGAAGTCAAAGCGCAGGGCGACGCCTTGCAGAAGCACAATGCACAGCTGATGCAGCAAATCGAGGTCAACAAGGTCGAAATCGCGAAGATTATTGGCAAGCTTGACCTTTTATCCGAAATGCTTACAGACTGCGAAAAACAGGCTGCAGAGCCCGCGAAAGAGGAGGTAAAGGAAGATGCAGGAAAGAACGATAAAAGTCGAATACAGCCGCCCGCGTGGCTACGACGTAGGCTATCGCGCGGAAAATAACTTTACCGTGCTTGCCTTGCCGGTGCCCGAAGAGCTTGAGGGCGCGGACAGCTACAGAGTCTACTTTGAGTCGACGGTCGGCGAGTATCTGCAAACCGGGCTGTTGACTCCTGTGGACGGCTATGTGGCGGTTAAAATTACAAGCGATGTTGTGCCCGAACCGGGCAACATGGCAGCGCAGCTTGTCGCCTTTGCGGACGGCGAGATAGTCGGCTATGCGCCTATGATAACAGGCTCTGCAAAGGTGTCAATCCCGGACGGCACAGAGCGGCTCTCGCACAGCCTCGCCGCCGAGATAGCTCTTAACACCGCCGCACGGCACGGCCATGATAACAAGTCGGTCATTGACCTGTTGACCGCCGATGATACCGGCACGCTGCTGTACGATGGCAAGGTTATAGGTGGCGGCGCATCCGACTTCATAATCAAAATGACGGTCACAAGCGACGACAATGGTAAGTATACGGTCACGTCTTGCAGCACAACAGTTGAGCAAATTGACGCAGCAGTTGCCGACGAAAAAAGAGTTGTTGTGATAGCCACTGATACAGACAACAATCTATCTTGGGATATACCTATTGTTCAAGGCTTTAACGGTAGCAACTATTATTTTGCCACATTTCTGCTTGGTCAAGCTATACTTTCATTTGTACAGAAGGTCGGAGAAAACCAAGCTAGATGGCAATTCATAGTTGGTCAAATCGGTGCGGATTTTATTAGTTATTCAAATGACGCATTACCGAACATGTCGACAGTCGGAGAGGCACTCGACGAGCTTGTAAAAAAGTCTGGGCATACTCACACTAATAAAGACGTTCTTGACAAGCTCTCCGATTCAAACGGAAAACTGCAATATAATGGTTCCGATATATCCGTCACAAAAAACGGCGTTATCTCCGCGCTCGGTTATACCCCGCAGGCAGTCTCGACAAAAGTCTCCACAGGCTCAAATATAGCCCTTGCCGACAACACCGAGTATCGCCTCACCGATGTCACGACCTTAACACTGACATATCCTACAGGCAACTTCGAGTGCTGGATGCGCCTGAACTTCGCGGCGAGCGGTAATGTCACCGTCACTCTGCCGACAGGCACAAAGTATATTGGCACTGCGCCCGATTTTAAAAACGGCGAAACGTGGGAGCTCAGCTTCAAAGACAAAATCCTGGCGGCGCAGAAGGTCGGTGAGGGCACTTGAGCAGGCGCAGATTTATATGGCAAAGGGCACAAGCGCAGAGCGGACTGCCTGACGGTTACACGGCATTGGAATATATCCAGTCCTCGGGCACTCAGTACATCGACACCGGGCGCAAGCTGACGCAGGATTCTGATATCACCATAGATTTCAGGATAGTCGGTGAAATAAACAGGGACGCGGGCATATTC